TATAAAATACACCATTGAACACACCAATAGGTTTAACAGCTCCTGAACTTGCAGTAACATCATATCGTTCAATGTTACCGGCTGCAGTTGGAACTACCAAGTCACCTTGGAAGATTGCTGTTCCGTAGTTGGCTGCAATAGTATACCTATTCTGAGCACCATTCCATGGAGCACCATTAAGAGATTTGTATGGTCTTAGACCAAACTTTTCACTTACATTTGCCATTTAGATTCTCCTTAAATAAGCATTAATATTACAGCGATGGCTTTTATCAAAAAATTATGATTTACGACCACCACCAAAAGTTACACGAGATTGTCTGTTAATATTAACAGGCATCTCTGGTCGTTGCTCCCTAAGAATGTCTTGATCAACGGCTTTTACTTGATCAGCAGTAATATTTTGAAAATACTGCTTGCGTTGTTCGACTATTTCTTCAGGTATCCTTGCCAACACAAGGCCACCAACCCCGATTAACCCCTGATATTGTCCTCTTTGTATCACTGGATAACTATGATCACCAAGTTTATTTTTAATTTCTTCGGCTCTCACAAATTCCCAACCCTCTCTGAGTTTTTTAGATACATTACCCGTATCTTCTTGACCCATGAGTTCGGTTCTTATCCATCTGTGTACAAACCCTTTTGGTGCAGGGGGTGCATCCAGACTTGACGGAGGCGTCCAAGGTTTATTCCTTAACGGCTTATTCTCTTGTGACGCGCGTGAGGTTTTTACTAGATTTTCTTTCATATTTTTACTCCTTCACGTGTTTTGCGTATTCTTCTAGTGGCACTCCTAATTTTTTGGCAATAGCCACCTGTGATCGAGTGAGTTTCACAGTTCTGCGTCCTTCCTGTTTACGCCCCGCAGAGGCAACAGTTTGGACGGGTTGTTTTCTTTCATCTGCAAACTTATGAGGAAAATTATCTCTCATAAGTTTGTTAACTTCATTGTAATACTCATCAGACTCTGGGTCAAACCCCTGTGTCACCAAATCTTCGTGAATACCATAAGCAGCGTTTGTCATGACGCGATCATTTCCAAACCAATCATTTTCCTCTGCCCATTTTTCAGCTTTCGCTGAGGGTTTCACTGCAGGTTGTTGTGGTGCTTGTTGTTGAGTCTGTTGATTTTCTTTTTGTGCTTTTTCTTCTTGTTCAAATTGTTCTTTTTTTATTTTTGCTTTTTCTTTTTCAACAGCTAATTGAGTCAATTGATCATTAGCATTCATAATCCCCTCTGCGTCATTAGTTTCAACTGCTGCTTGTAATTGTTTTTTTACTTGTTCTCTTTGAGAGTCTACACGTGCTTCATATTCTTCAATATATGTTTTATCTGTGTCCTTAATTTTTTTTTCTAAACCAGAATATTTATTTTGAAGACCTTTAGCATAATCTAACGCTGCTTTCTCTCTTCGTTCAGCTTCTCTAAATTTCCTTGTAAGCTGATCAATACGTTTTTTTACATTATCAGATACATCTTGGAGATTATCTTTTTTTTCATCTGTCTCTTCTATTACTTTTGCTTTTGTTTCTTTTTTTACTGGGTCGGTATAACCTAAATCAACGTCAATCTTTTCAGGTTTCTCTTCTTGTTTTTGTTCGGCAACAGATAAAGTTTCTTCTTGAACCTCATCTGTATCTAATTCTACAGAATTTTCTTCAGCCATAATTACTCCTTAGAATAATGCGAGGATATCCTCGGGTTTGTTAATAGTTCCTATGATTTCATCATCATTAAGAATCCGATGTTCACCATATTTAGTTTTAAAACGAGCGCCAGTGTATCGTCCGTAAACAACAAACTGCCCCTCTTTACACCAAGGTCCAGTTGGAAACTTTTCTTTGTCTACGTAACATAAATCTCCCATCTTAACAACAAGACCAACAACAGTTGTTATTTGCTGTGTTTCAAGAGTTTTTTCTGTTAAATAAAGACCACCTTTAGTTTTTTTACTTGGTTGATAAGGTCTAACTAAAAGTCGGTAGCCTACTGGTTTGGGTAATACTTTAAGATATTGTTCCGTTTCTTTAGCACCCTTCGGTACAAGGGTTTCGTCTTCATCTTTTTCAGGTGTGACGAGTTTAGCGCTAGGTTTGATCAATGTCATCCACA